CGTCGCATCCGCAGCCATGCGCGGGAAGGCGCCCGACGTGCCCCACGTGTTGCCGTAGGTGTCGCCGATCTGCGCGAGCTGATCCTGAAAGGCCAGCGTCGCCGGGTCGATGACGGACGACTGGTAATAGTCCCGCACCGCCTGACCGTCGCCGGGGCCTGCGAGTAACTGCGACAGACCGGCCTGGATCTGCGGGTCCTGATACATCAGGGAGCCCGCACCCTCGAGCGCGGACTGGATGTTCTGGTTCGATCCCGGGGTGATGGCGCCCTGATAGACCTCGGCACCTTGCCCCAGCTCGCTTTCGAGCTTCTTGGAAAGGTTGCGCGTGAGGCGGGCAAGATTCTTGTTTTGAATCCCGCCGCCCGCGTCGCCGAATAGAGTGTCCGTTAGACCCATGACCTACCCCCTCCGCGTCGCGATCGTTGCGAGGAGTTGAGACAGGCCCATCTGCCCCGGGTTCAGGTTCGGCCCGACCTGCGACGTGTTCAGGTGCGGCATCAGCGGCATCGTGGGGCCGCGGAACGTCGCCGACAGGCGCCGCGCCGCGTCTCCCTGCCCACTGAGCAGCGCGCCGAGTCCGCCCATCGCGGACTTCTGCGTCTGCCCGCTCGGGCCGCCACCCATGCCGCCGGCGCCGCCGCCGTACATAGACTGGAACTGCTGCCAGAGGCCGCCGCCGCCCGCAGCGGCACCGGCTTTCGCCGCGAGACCACCGGCGCTACCCGCCGCCATGCCGCCTACTGCACCGATTAGGGGGATCATCTGATTACCTCTCCACGATCGTGTAAGTCCCGGCCAGCGTGTTGGCCGAAGCGGAACCCACCGCTACCGCCATGATGCAGCTGTTCGGGTAGATACGGATTCCGGGCGCCGGAATGTTGACCGTCGTGCCGATGTTCGCGGCCGTGATCGGGATCGTGACGAGCGGCCGATACAGCATCAGGGCGAAAGTCCCGGACGTGAACGTCGTGCCCGAGTTGAACGAGCTGATCTCTCGGATGCCCCGGTCGCCGGCCGCGAGCTGGAACGGCATCCACGTCCCAATGACCGGAGTCGCGGGCGACTGCCAGCCGACGAGCGCAGAGAACGTCCCCGTGTTGGGGCTGTTGTTCTCGCTGTCGCGGTAGGTGATGGTCGTCGTCGCGACTGTCGCCGCGTTGCCGAGAGCCGAGAGGGCCAGGATCGCCGCCTGCACGCCCTCGCCGTCTGTCGTTCCGTTGATGTCGCGGGCAGGGCCTACGCCGCCGCCCATCGCAATCGCCTGCGCGCCGGCCGCGACCGCGAGGCCGCTGTTGTACCAGAGCACGTCGATGAGCTGGACCGTCTCCGCAATCGCGCCCTGAAGCTCGACGCTCGTCAGGTAGAGGTTGCCCGAGGCCGGGTCTTGCAGCAGATGCGCGCCCGTCTGGGCAGCGCCGGCCGGGTCGGCTGCGTTCGTTGCCACCGAGCAGTCCGTGTCCCAGCCGTTGACGCCCGGAGCGCCCGGCACCGCAGCGCCCGGGAAGCCCGCGTCCTTCTGGTACATGTACCAGTAGCCCGCCGAATCCTTGGCCGTCGCCGCCTTCTGGAACGGGTAGACTCGGCCGTTGTAGCCCGAGTCCGTGAGCGGCTGCACCCGGGCGATGCCCGAGGCCGTGTAGAGTGTCCACTTCGAGCCGTCGTAGGCCATCGACTCGCCCGGGGCGAGCGAGGCCGAGTAGATGGTCCGGTTCGCCGCCGAGCGATCCACCTGCACCGTGACGACGTTGGCCGTGGTCGTGCTCGTGTTCCGCGCGGAGAGCTGCGTCACGAGCCGCCAGTTCGACGCAGACGGGGCCGCGACAGCCGTCGTCGTCGTCGCCGACGAGATCTGCCCGACCGACGTACCGGGCGTCGTGAGCGCCGTGGCGGTCCGATTGGCCCACTTGATCTGGTAGTCGACCGGAGCCGTCGTCGTCGTGACGATCTCGAGCGCATCAGTCGATCCCTCAAGCTCGATCGCCCCGGCGATCCCAGCCCAGAGGCTAGAAACCAGCCAGAGCAGCAGCAGCGATTTCCGCATAGCCCGCGCCTCCTCCGCCACCACTACCTGCGCTCATGCAAGTCTCAACGCCTGCGTCGTCCTTCGAGCACCACTCGCCCGGGGTTCCGCTCTTCGCGTACAAAGCCACCTTGCCCGCCGCAGGGGTCGCCGGGGCAGACGATTCAGTGCCGAGGACCGGGCCGACAATGGTCGGATTCGTCAACGTCCACCCGTTCGCGTCGATCCCCTGCGCCATAGCAGCGGACGGCAGCATCACTAGCGCAGCCACGAGTGCGAATCTCATGATTCAGCCCTCACGCCAAGCGAGACGGCCAGATTCGCGCCGGCCGATAAACCACTCACGATCAGGTCGACCGTCGACATGTCCGCCGCAAAGTTGTCCGTCGTCACCGAGTACCGGGTCGCCGTCGTATTGGCCGCGATCGGAGTGCCGCCCGTAACGCCCATTGCCGTCGAGTTGATCCGGGGCGTAACGCTCGCCGTGCCGCTCGATGTGCGCAGCGCGATCCAGTTCACCGTGTAGTCCTTCTGGGGAATCCACACGATCTGAGTCGTGTTGACGATGACGGTCGAATCCACCTGCGGGTAACCGTCGCGGTAGTTTCGCGTGATCTCCTGCGCAAGCTGCCGCAGGGACAGGTTCACCTCGCGCACGACCTCGGACAGAATCGAGCGCGGCGTCCACGCGACGGGTCGGTGTTTCACTTCAGGCATCAGCCGAAGCTCCTCATCCGGCTCGCGGGCATGAACCACGGCACGATGGCGTCAATCGCAGCGAACGAGTCGCCCGAGAGCGTCAACGTCAACGTGTGGAAGGTCGCCACCTTGTTGATGAGCACCCGCCGGTAGACGTTGTTCGTCACCACGTCGGGCGTCAGCGTGACGGTGCGTGTCAGCCCGATGGCGGCCTGGTTGTCTCGAGACCACCCGATCTCGAGCGTCGCCCCATCGGTCGCCGAGGCGTAGATGTCGATCCAGCCGAGGTGAGACCGCATCCCGGGGAACGGGGACAGGGCCTGCGATTTCGCTTCCATGACGATGGCGTTGCCGCCGTCTGTGTCGGACTCGTCGAACAGGTACACGATGCCGTCCTGGGTCCCGCCGACGAGGCTTCGGAAGCCCGTCGTCCCGCGCGCGGAGTCCCACGAGAACGTCAGCTCATCCCACGTCCGCGGGCCGAAGCTGTCCCACGTCGAAGGCTGCACGTTCGAGTAGTACCCGAACACGTCAAACGCCATGCGGTACACCGACCACGACAGCTCGTCTTTGTCGTCGTACTGGGCCGCAAGCACGCGCGAGGGCGTCGTGTCTGCGATACGCGCATAGGACCAGAAGAACGAACGGAACGGGTCATTGCGGGCACCGAAGCTCAGGTCCCGCTTCGAGGCGTCGAGCTGAAGGATGAAGTCCGGGATCGAAGTGTCCACCCGATACTGCCCGTTCGGATCAATCGCCTCGATGCCGTATTCGGTGCGGTGCAGCACGCGGTAGCTGTCGGGGACGGCGCCCATCTTCGCCACCGCACCGCGCCGCGCCGTCGTGACCTCCCACCGAAAGGGCTGGGTCGACTCGTTCGTGTCGACGAGTTCCATCCACCCTTGCTCAAAGCCGATGTAGATCCGATCGGCGATCATCTGGCCCGTGACGATCGCGCCGAGGTGGGACGGCGCGTCGGCAAACGCGAGGCCCGTCGTATCGTGCGACTCGAAGGCGCCCGACAGGCTCCACCGCGCTCGACGCGGGTAGCGGGTCCCGTTCTCCTTCGTGTTGAAGAAGATCGCCCGGCCCTTGTAGCGCATGACCAGTAGGCACGTGTCGAGGTCGTTGCCGGCGGACCCGGAGTCGAACTCGGTGTCGATCTCTTCGATGGTCGGAGCGCCGCCGGGCGTGAACTTGTACACCGGGTCCACGTTGTTCGTGAACATCAGATAGTCGTCGAACGGCCACGACCACACATAGTCCGTAGCGGAACCCGTGAGGGTCACAGCGGACGCATCCTCTTTGAAGGTCTGCGTCGTGTTGTCGAGGACGTAGATCGAGTTCTCGTCGAATGCCAGCAGCGACTCGGCGCCGTCTGCGTCCGTGAACGAAGCCACGCCCGTCACCGGATCACCGGCCGGGGCGAAGTAGTTGAGCGTCCCTCGGTTCGCGCCGGGACCGGTGTACGACGGATGCAGCGCCCAATCGACATTGAACCCGCCGCCGACGATCAGGTAGAAGCCGATCACCGTGGCGCCGGTCGATGCGTCCACCACGTCGATCAAAGGCGCCGTCGTGTCGGTCAGATCGAGCGGGTACTGAGACAGGTCGAGTCTGGCCTGCAAGGTCCCGGCGCTGGCGTCGGGCCACGCAAACACGACTGTCTCCGGGATGATATTGGTAAACAGCCCTTCCGGCGTCACCGAGTGAGTGACCAGATAGTTGGCGTTCGAGTTAGCGCCCGATCCCGTCCCGTTGACCGTCGAAGCCGCCGAGCCCAGCTCCGACAGACGCGAGTAGCCGCGGCGCTTCTCGAGGCGCCCGCGGTAGATGCGTCCGTCGGTCAGCGTCTGGAATGCCGCAGCCGGCGACAGCCACGGCTCTTTGCCGGAGAACTGGCCCGCCTGGAAGTCGGCGATCGGGAACGGCTCGTGCGGCATCAGGCCACCTCCCGCACGTAGCCCGCGACGCTCGGATAGGTGTCGCCCGCAATCCACGTCAGCGTATAGCCGGACTCGCCGAATGCGTTGACGAGGTAGACGGCGGCGGGCTCGAGACCACTCTCCGTCGACAGCGTGACGCTCGACGGGAGGTCGTCTCCGTCCTCGGCGTCGACTTCGCCAGCCGGCAGTCCGCCGTCCTGGTAGCCGCCTTCGCCGCCGTTGCCGCCCGCAATGATCTCGCCCGACGTGTTGTCGATGACGAGGTTTGCGTTACGGCAGAAGATCGCAGCGCCGCCATACTGCGCGGCTGCGCCTCGGGTGTAGCCGCCCTCGCCTGCGCTCGTGTCGTTGGCACCGGCAGCACCGCCGAGAGTGGTCGTGCCCGCCGCCCCGTCGTCGGCCGTCGTCGATCCGGCAACGCCGTGAAGCCCGCCCTGCGAGCTCGAGCCCGCACCGCCACCGCCGCCGCCGCCCACGAACGTGTTGCCGTTCGAGGTGTCTCGCCGGCCTCGGTCGCCATTGCCGCCGATGCCGCCCGCGCCGAGGATCTTGCCCCGGTTCATCAGGAAGACGGTCGACCCGGCCGGGAAGTTCACGATGTTGAAGGCCGGAACAGCCGACGCGCTGCCCTCGTTCACGTCAGCCCCGATCGTGACGCCATCCTCAATCAGCACCGAGACATGCACCGGATACTCAGGCGAGCCGACATCCTCGAACAGATCCACGTCATTCACGCTCGCTCGATACGTGATCGAGAGCGTGTTCCCTTGGATGTTCGGGACCAGCCCGGGGACCGGCACGGCTAGATTGCCGCCAAGCCGGGCAGGGTCGTTACCGCGTAGGTCCCGTCCTGGCACGACTGGATGTAGACGAGCGTCTTCGCGCCCGATCCGGCCGAAATGGCCGGCGTCACCCCACCCGGGGTCCGGTAGTTGTTGCCCCACGTGATGACGTGCCCCGCCCCGCTCATCGTGAGGAACAGCAGACAGGTCGTGCCGTTGCTCGCGAGCGCGTTCGTGGGGTTCGAGATGATCGTGTCGCCGACGATCGTCGCGTACTTGTACGGCGACAGCGCAAGGTCGATCGCGAGCGTATCAGGCGATCCAGCGCCAGGCGTGACGCTGGCCCACGTACCCCACTGGGTGACCGTGTAGGGGCTCTGCTCGTTGACCCGGGGCAGCGAGGACTGCGACACGTCGATGTCGACCCATGCCGATCCTGAGTACCGCTGAAGCACGATCTTGCCCGATCGGACATCGGTGCGGAAGTAGAGCGAACCCGCCTGCCAGTTGGTGATCGCCGACTGCGCCGCCGCGTTACCGGAGCCGAACTTGTGACGGCCGCCGTTGGTTCCGCCGGTCGAGAACTCGTGCTCCTGGCCGAGTGCCGTCTCGATGGCCTGATTGTTGTCGCGGATCGCGTTGTCGCCCTGCGCAATGTTGGCGCTGCCATTGGGCAGATTCTTGTCCCAAGCCATTAGAAAGACCTCGCCGGAGTGCGCGACTTGGGCCGGGCGCGCGAAATGGTCATGAGCCGAGAGGCGTACCGCTCGACCGCAGCCGAGTTGGTGGCGAACAGCTCGCCCGCCTCAATTTCGGTGAAGAACTCGGACAGCGCCGCGTGGACGACGCACATCGCATGCGTGTCGTTCGCGATTACGGACCCATCCGTCAGCGCCGCAGAAGGCCCACCTCGCGCCGGGATCTCGATGGCGTAGGCCGCGTCAGGGACGGGTGTCAAGCGTGCCGAGCGGCCGTAGAACAGGGCCGCGATGGGTCGTCCCTGCGATGCCCCGGTCGGCTCGGCCCATCGCTCCTCGAAGATCACAGGGTTCGACGTAACCCACAGTGGGATGTTCGAGCTAGAATCCGCAATCCACGCATGCTCGCGCGGCGCGATGACGTTCGACGGGTAGGCGTACTCATCTACGCCGATCGAGGTGGTGAGGGCCCACGTCGTCTCGCTGATCTCGCCGTCGATCGCAGCGGGGATGTCGAATTGGTAGGCGCGATTCAGGAAAGCGTCGATCTCGCCATCGGACAGGCTATCGGCCAGCCCTGCGGCGATCGTTCGGAACCGGACGCGCATCGTCTCGACGTTCATTCAGGTCCCCGGATGTCAGGGGGATCGGGCCGCCAGACCCGACCCCCCGTCTCACCCTGCAGCGATCAGGCGTCGGTCCGGCCGTACAGGACGTGAATCTCCATGATCGGAGCCACGGTGTAGGTGCCGGAGACGGTCGTCTCGATGTTGAGGCCGACGTAGGTCCCAGCCAGCGTCGCCGCATTGATCGCATCCACGGCGGTCTTTCGAGCCGCTTCGGAGGCAAACCAAGTCGTCAAGCCAGCCGTACCCGCGTTGTCCGACGCACCCGTGAGGATGGCCGTACCGCCTGCCGTGTTGAGCTCGAGGTCGATCGTCGTGGTGGTCGCGCCCGTGTCACCACGGAGGCAGACCATGAACACGTCGAGAACCACCGTGCCGGACGGGAGCGGGAACACGACCTCATCGAAAGTGCCCGTCAGGGTCGTGGGCTGCCATCGGATGGTCCCCCACTGGTACGGCGAGCTGCTTTCACGAACGGGAGTGATGAAACTCATGGTTGATTACTCCCTTACGCCGGAGCCGTTTCGGTGGATCGAATGCCCATCACACCGAACGCCTGACTGTTGAAGATCGAACGCTTGAATCCGAGACACGCCGTCGCCGCAATGCCCTTGCGGTGCTTGTAGTCGCGCTCTTCCTCGATCAGCTTGAAGAACGAACCATCGGTCGTCCCTCGGCTCATCGACTCCCACGCATTGCCGAAGGCAATCGTGCCGGCGCACTTGCCGAGCATGAGCCCGGTGGTCACATCCCCATTGCGCGGGATGAACTCGCTCTCGTAGAGAACGACGCCGTTGTACTCGCCGAGCGCGCCCGTGAAGATCGGATTGTCCGTCCCACGAACGCCGGCCTGCTGCTGAGCCGTGAACCAGGTGATGAGGCCCGAGGTCGAAGCCGTCGCCCGGAGGCTGCGCACCTGATAGGGGTGCAGGAGGGCGATGTACTTCTCCTGGCCGCCGATCATGAGCGGAGGCATGCGCGGGTTGGCGACCTTCGCCTTGGCAACCGCGTCATCGAAGTCGTCGATGTTGAGCGCCGCACCGGTCTTGTCGGTGAGGTGCGCGGCATCGAGCGCCGTGATGGTGTTGCCCGCGAAGTCCGCGGAGCCCGTGTTGGCGCCGAGAGCGGACTCAACCGACTCGTTGCCGTTGCCACAGAGGCCCGCGAGGTGGGCGATCAGACCCGCCTCGATGAACCACGCGTACCACTCCGAGAGCGAGTCTCGGCCGTGCTCGCGCAGGTCGTGGACCGTGCGCTGTTGGCTCATCGTCTTGAAGGCGTGGGCCTTCCGCTTGATGTTGACCTTCAGCGTGTCCTGGTGGAAGGTGAGCGAATCCTCGAAGCCCTCGAGCGTCGAGTCGCCGTTGACGCCGGTGCCACGGTCCTGCGCTCGCAGGTCGTAGTACACGGTGTCGCCCGCGTTCTTGTCGAGCTCGGTCTTGAGCTGGATGCACGCATTCGAGCCCCGGCCGATCAGCGGGCGAAGCCGCATCTTGCCGAAGGTCTCGACCATGCACATGTCGGACCACCGCTTGACGGCCTGAGCCGAATTGGTGGCAAATTCCGTGAATGCCATGTGAGTAGTACCCGTTGTGTCGGTTGCGACGGGCGAATCGCGAAAGACGCCCTGCGCGCTGGGAGCGCGCCACGCGGTGAGGTCCGCGAGCAACCGCCGGAGGAAGATCCGGCAACCGATACGACCGGCCCGAAGGCCAACGCCCATGAGGTCGGCGACACCACGGGAGGGCGAGACCCGCGTAACGCCCATCGTTCCATGAGGAACGCGCCCGAATGCCGGCGACGCACGCCGCTATTGAATGGGGCGGCGAGTCCCTATCTCACGTCATTGCACAGCCGCAACATGCCCGCAAGGGCTAGACGTAGCCCGCCTTCGAGAGCTTCTTGCCCAGCTCCTCAAGGCGACGCCGCTTCTCGGGCGGGAAGAACACGACATCCTTGCGGAACTCGCGTTCGAGGCCATCGAACTCCTGCTGATCGACCGACGGCGACGGGCTGCGCGTGCCACCTTTGGCGGCGAGGCTGCGCGGCGCCCCGGCCACCGACCGGAGTTGCGGGGTTGCCGACCGAACCGGCGCCGGATCGGGCCCTGCGTCGTTCGAGGCCATGCCCGCCGCGATGCGCCGCATGATCCGCGCCCGCCACGCCACGTTGTCAGTGATGTCGGCCTCGATCAGCTCTTCGAGGTGGGGCGCGATGTCCGGGAAGAACTCGGCTACCTGATCCGCGACGCCCGTCTCGCGCGCCACCGCGATCAGGTCCTCGGCCGTGTAGGCGACGGCCCCCGTCTGCTGCATGGCGTTGCGCAGGCTCAGGTTCAGGAAGTTCATCGCCTCGCCCGTCGTGTGCATCACCGGGCCGTGGGCCTCAGGATTCTCGGACACGAACGCCTGGACGGTGCGCTGCGCGTGCGCTGCCTTGACCTGCTCGGGCGTCGGCTTCATGCGCTCTTCGAGGGTCCGCGCGGCCCGCTCCTCGATCAGCCGATCCAGCTCGGTCGGATCGACGTAGACGCTCGACCCATCCTCGGACACCCGCACCGGCACGCCAGCCGGCTTCTTCGGGGCGGCCTCGACCGCTACGGGCTGGACCGGAGCCGGGGCGAACCGCATCCCCTCAGCCTGCTCGCGAGCTCGCGCCGCTTGCCGGAGCTTCGCAATCTCGGCTCTCAACGCCTTCTCGCGGCGCTCAGCTGCGGTCTCAGGCTGACCCTGCGTCTTGGCAGCGACCGGCGGCGCCTCATCGCTGGGCGCATCCTCGACCGTCTCGTCGGGCTCGGGCGCCGGCTCTTCGTCGGCCACCTCAGCCGCAGGCGCCTCTTCCTCTCGCGCGGGCGGCGCCTCGCCTTCCGGTTCGGGCTCGGCCTTGAAGCCAAGCAGCTCCTCAAGCTCATCCTGCGGGGTCATCTTCTCTGCGGTCTGACTCAAGCGGAAACCTCCTGGCGTTTCGCCATGTCGTTTTGATGCGCGAGCTGCAACGTGCTGAACATGAGCGCCTTCTCGTTGTCGTCAGCTTTCTCCCAGATGTCGAGCAGCCGCATCGCGGCGTCCTTCTGCTGCTTGTCGGAGGTCAGTTCTTCCTGTCTCTGGTTGTGGCGCGCGGCCTCCTGCGCCTTCATGCCCTCGATCATCAGCATCCCGCGCGTCTGACCCTCGAAGGTCTTGGCCTCGCGGTCGGCAGCCATCGCCGCAGCCTGCGACGCCTCGCGGGCGTACTTGCGCAGCCGCTCCCGATCCGTCCGGCTCGTGGTCGCCTTCTCGACGATCATCTCCGGGTCGATCGGGACGCCGGCCTGCTTCATCTCGAGCATCACCTGAAGCTGCATCATGCGCAGCGTGCTGTTCTCGGTCGTGTGCTCGAACTCGAGCTTCCAGTCCATGTCCCGGATCATGCGCAGATCGGCCTGCGACTTCGGCACCTTTTGGCCGTTCGGGCCTTCCTCGACCTCGATCAGCTGCCCGCCCTGAATCACGAACCGATCCTCACTGCCGAGTATCGCCGCGATCTGGTCATCGGGCATCGAGCGCGTGATCGACTCGACGACACGCCGAACGACCTCGCGCTGCGAGTCCTCGAAGTTGCTGAAAGGATCTTGCACCGACTGGCGCGACTTGTTGTACCGAATGGCCACCGTCACGCCGGCCTGCGCGTGCTCGGCGGGAATCAGGTTCGATGCGCTGGGGATGCCGCTGATCTCAGACAACAGATTCACCGAGTTCTCGGCACGGGCCATCACCGCAGGCGACGGCGGCGTCGGGTTGCGGGGAACGACCGCACCCTCGGACAGACCACCCTTGCGCACGATTGCGACGCCACCCGGGCGGCGCAGCTCGGCGCGGAACTGCTCTTCGTCGGGGATCGCGTCCTTCTCGGCCGTGACGCCCGGCGCCGCGCCCTGCGCGATGTACTCGATCTCGAGGCTCTTGCTCTTGTTTAGCTCCTGCTGCGGGTCGAACAGGTTGCGCACGAACCCGTACGCGGTGCCCGTCTCCTCGTCGATCATGTACGTAAACGGCACGATCGAGAAGCCATCGAACGGCCCCGCCTCGTCGTACTCCGCGAGCATGGTCGAGCCGATGAACTCGCACACCCGCACGCGCTCAACGTCGGTCTTCTCCATCTGGATCGGCATGCCGTACACGTCAGCGGCGAGCTGCGCATTCTCGGCCTGGTCCTGCGTCACCTCTTCGCGCCGCCCCGATTGCAGGTCGGTGACGAACCACGCCGGCGCCCATTCCTTGTACTCGTACCGAATCACCCGGATCTGGTGCTTGCGCCGGTCGGCGTAGTAGTGGTTCGAGTCGTCGTCCCGGTAGTCTTCCTTCAAGTCGACCGCGCCAAGGCCCGACTCGCCGATGCGGAAGTTGGACAGGTCGTCGCTGTCGCCTTTGCCCATCAGCGAATCGAACTCAGCCGCGAACTCGGGATAGGCGTGCTCGAAGGTCGCCTTGTTCATCCAGCGGTCCCAGAACACGTAGCCCGCATCGCTGCGATCCGGCTCGATCGAGGTCGGGTCCCAATGCACCTCGAACGGCATGACGCGGTGAAGATTGACCGTGATCCAGCCCGATCCCTTCGGCGACGGCACCACCTCGACCTGAATCGACGACTCACCCGAGATGACACCCGTGCGGAACTGCCGCGCGCTCTTGCGCTCGTAGCGCGCGTCCTGAAGAACCTGCTCTTTCACGAGGTCGATCACGTCGGCGACGACGCGCGAGCGGTTCGAGCTCGACGAGACGACGGGCCGGCGCTGCGCGTCGGCGTACATGCCCATCATGGTCTCGATCTTCGGCTTCACGATGTTGAACGTGAGCACGGGCCGTCCCTGATCGCGCAGGTACGCGATGTCGTCGGCGGCCCACTGGCCCTCCCCCTCGGTGTTGTGGAAGAACTGCTGCGCGCGGTGTGCTTCCGCGTGGGCGTTCTTGTGGTGATCGCACGCTTCCTCGAACCGCTTGCGAGCGGCACGTAGCTTCGTGTCGTCTCGCTCGATCGGGTCTTCGGCTTCGGTCTCGGACTCGTAGGCCATCACTTCCTCGCCTTTGGCCTGGAATAGAACCGGCCATCCTTGCCGCGGTAGAGTTCGTACCCGGCATCTTGCTCGCCTTGCACGGTGAGGTTGAACGTTGGGTGCTCCTCGCTCTTGAGGATCAAGCCAGTCTGGGGCACTCGAGACGGCATGTGCCCGTCCGCTCCAGGCTCACGCTGCACCCCGGCAGCCAAGGCGCCCCAGTAGTCGTACCCGTCCTGAAAGCCAGGCCGCAGGCCGCGCATCTGATCCTCAAGCCACATCGGTTGGAATTGCTGGTCCCGGCTTGCGAGCAGACTCGACAGCCACGAGGCCATAGGCCATTGGTCCGCCATCACATCACCATCGCCGACCGCGGGCGAGCCACGCGCCGGCCTTCGTTGCGGGCGTTGGAGTACGCCTGCTGCACCTTCTTCGCGATCCCCACGCGCTGCATCGCGAGGTGGGCGTAGGCCGACGCATGGCGTAGGTGGTCATTCTTGCGCCCACCCGTCACGACCCACACCGCCTCACGCTGCCCCGTGACCTTGTTCTCGACGGTCGCGCGCTTGAGGTTCGTCATCTGCGGCACGAATTCCTCGTGCCAGAACTCGTCCTTGCGGTAGTAGCTGATGCGCTTCGCCAGGATCTCGTTGTGTGCGTCGTCGAGCGTGCGCGTGCGGCCCATCTTGACCATGCGTTCTCGATGCTCCCAGTCCGCATCCGATTTCTTCTGGCCGACGTACAGCCCGCCGTACCAGCCCGGGTGCTCCTGACAGAACCGCGCCACGGCGCTCGGGTCGTAGCCCTGATCCATCACGCCGCACTCGACGTTGTACCGCTTGGCAATGGCGGACAGCTCCTCGTAGGTCTCGGCCTTGCCCCGCGCCACCTGAACCGCATCCACCTCGGAGATCCGGTAACGCACCTCGTACCAGTGGGGCTTGCCCGGGTCGACGCCCATCGCACACGGCCCCTCGTGGTTGATGGGGCGGGGCTCGTCACGGACCAGCGCGTTGAGCTGGGCCTCGGTGATCTGATCCTCGACCTCGGCATAGGCGCGGCCGAGGGTCTGGTTGTAGAACTCGCGCATCCGGCCCCGCTTGATCGCCTCGTCGGCGGCAAGCAGGATGTCGTTCGCGGTCTTCGTCGGCGAGCAGAGCTGCGAAACCCAGTAGCCGAGGTGATCGGTGATCTCGGGCCGCTTCGCGATCCACTCGCCGTAGACCTTCTCGAGCGGCTTGCGGCACTTGGCGCACAGGTAGTGCGCGTCGCCGTCGATGGGCTCGGCGATGCAGTCGGGGTACGTCTCCTCGAGGCACGTCCAGCCGTTGCACTTCGGGCATTGCCAGTGCCAGGTCATCTGATTGCTCGACTTGTAGGCGAGGTCGACGCCGTACTCGGGCAGCGTGGGCGTCGAAAGCGAAGTCTGCTCGGGCCGCAGCGAGCCGTCGAGCCGGTGCTCGACCGCGTCGATGCGCGAGTCGTCCATCTCGTCCGCTTCGTCGAGAAACAGCCAGTCGATCGGAATCGACTTGATGACGGACAGCGACTTGCTCGGGCTCGCGCCCTTCTGCCCGATGCCGCGGAAGTACAGGAACGTGTTGCCGATCTGGCGCAGGCCGGCCGACTCCGCATCGCCGATCGACTCGCCCCAGACGTGGGCATTCTGCGAGAGGATCGGGGCGAGCCGCGCCTTGGAGAAGTCCTGCACCTCACGGTCGGACGGGAAGCCGTAGAGAATGCCGCGCAGACCGCCTGTGCGGGCGCCCTCGAGCGCCTTGAGGATGCACGCGATCGAGATCCCGAGCTGCGCCGACTTGATGACCGTGGTCTTCCTCGCGCGGCTGTCGATGATGTGCGGCACGAACGGGTAGCGCTTGAAGTCGATGCGCGCCCCGCCGTCGATCGTCACGCCCTGCGAGTTGAGGCGCCACGCGGGGGACAGCGCAAGGGCGTAGGGGGTGATGTCGACGGCTGCGCTCACGAGGCACCCTGCAAGTTGCGGTGCAGGATGCGAATCAGCGCGGCGCGATCATCGGCGGGGAGTGAGTCGGGGTCGACGCTGACGGAGACGGCTTCGGTCTTCAGGGGGTTGCCGGGCTGGCCGCCGACATCGTGCGCCACCCGCTCGCCGTACCGCTTGGGGTCCCACTTCGCGAGCAGCTTGAGGCGCGTCTCGACCTGGAGCTTGCGGTGCCCCAGCATATCGCCCCGCTTGACCTTGATGCCGTTCTCGGTCTCCTCGGTTTCGACGCCCTCGATCACGGTGTCGGCGATTCGCATCGCGTCGACTGCGATCATGTCGTACCCGACTACGCGCGCGCGCGCGATGCGTGCGGATAGTGCGTCGTCGCGGTCCATCCAGTCGTAGACCGTCCTGAGCCCCGGCATATGCTCATCGCGGCAGACCTGTGCCAATGGCTCACCCTGAGAGACGCGCTCCACGATCTCGTCAGCGAGCTCTGGCGTGTAGACCGAAGCCGGCACCTACGCCTTCCCCTTCCGCGGCCTCGTTTCGAGCTCCATGATCCGCTCCTCGAGAATCGCCATGCGTTTCGTCAGCCAGATGACGTACCGCCCCGTTTGCCGCGCCGAGTCGAGCCCGAGGGCGTGGATGTCGGCGGTGTGCCGGTGGCAGCAGTCCCGGTCAATGGGCAAAAGCATGATGGCCGACCCGCAGTGATCGCAAGTCGGCTCGGTCTGCGGTACGGATTCCGGTGCGGTGATCTGTGCTGCGAGTTCGGGCATCGTGTCTCCCAAGCTATCCACCCAGCGTCATGGCATGGCCTTCGCCTTCCGGCAAGGGCTGGACCCACCCCCAGGTGAGCCCGGTCGAGATGCTGCCGACCGTCTGCCGTGCGATCCGGTACTTCTTGGCTGCGGTTTTCTGGGTCATGCCGCTCGCGAGGTCCCGCTTGACAGCGGCGACGGTGGACTCGTCGAGCTTGCAGGCTCTCGGCCTACGGCCCCGCAGCGTGTGTTTCAGTCGCCGGCCGAGCGAAGCCATCACGCGCCACCCCCCGTCCCATCGAGCCACGGGCTCGTCATCACGCGCGGGCCGATCTCAACGCCCCTCGTCTCGCAGCCGATGACGGCCAGCGCTTCGGAGGCGGAGCGGACGACGCAGGCGATGTCACCCGGCCATTCGCGGATGAAGTCCTCCTGGCCCTGACTGATGCGGCCCTTGACCTGCTTGACCTCGAGGATGTAGGTCCGCCGGTTGAACCCGACGAGAAGGTCGAGCGGCTTGCGGATGATCTCGACCTTGGCGCCGACTTTGCGAAGCGCGTCCACGATGGCTTTTTGATTCAAGTCCACGGCGGCGTCGAATCGGTTGATGCTCACCAGCCGCACTCCGCTCGCAGCACACTGATGACGGTTCGCTGATCGTCGTCAAACCCGGTCCAGTCTTCATCGCAGACACGTTTCGCCGCCGCCTCGATCCGCTTCCAGCGTTCGACCATCTCAGCGTTCACGTAGTCTGACGGCGCGAACTGAACGGAATCGAACCGACCGAGCTTTATCCCCGGTCCTGTGTCGAGCGAGTCCAGCCTGCTCCGCAGGATCTCGCACCGCTCCATCACGGTCGACTGGTGCCAGATTTCGTCGTCGGTCATCGGTTCCCCTCCTCGGCGCACAGCGCCACTACGATCCAGAGTGCGAGAAGCACAATCGTCACGACTGCTTCGCCTCCACCCCTCGCCACGAATGACGATCCTTCACGTCGCGCACGATCCAGCGCGACAGGCCATGCTTGCGGGCCGCCTCGCGTTCGGGCATCCCGGCCTCAAGATCCGCCTTGAGGGCTGCGATCTGCTCGGGCGTGTGGACTCGGCGCTTGGCGGACTGGGCGGCTAGTGATGTGCGGAAGTTCACGCGCGTTCCCTCCTGAGGGCCATGTCGATCAAGCGGCCCACTTCCTCGGGTGATTCGGTTGCCTCGGCAATCGCCGCATCGCGGTCTGACGCGCGGGCCTCGAGCCTTTGAGCGACGACGAGCTCGCGGTGGATGCGTTCGGCTTGGTCAATAATCTCTCCGGGACTGGGAGGGAATCCAGACTTCGACTTGACGACCGCGTGATCGCAGGCGACGCGGATGTATCGCGTCGGCACGTTGACGAGCAGCCGCGCGTAGTACGCGATCCGCTCGGGCGTCGGCTCGTGACCGAGGCCGAGGAACATCTCAGTCAGGGCCGTGATTCGGATCTGCTCGTCTGTCATCGCCTTCCCCCTTCGATCTGGACCAGCCCGAGCTGCTGCTTGCTGGCTTGGATCATTTCGTACGCCTTGGCCCCCGCTTCCTTGGTCCGGCGGGCCTTGGCCTGCGCGGGGGATTCAACCTCGCCGGTCGGACTCTGGCCGTAGCCCTTGAGGGCCCACCCGTCGGTCATCGCGTTGCGGAGCGTGGCGAGCCAGTCGGTGCGCTTGGTCTGCTTGGAGTGGGACCAATCCCGGACCCGATCCCATGCGTACGCGAGCTGCTCGCCCGTGAATCCTTTTCCGGCTGCCCACTCCAAAGCCCGAATCGACTGGTCACCGGAGAGCTCGTCGGGACACACACACGACCGCGGAGCGGGCGGTGTCTTTACTTCGCTTCGCTCCCCTTCCCTTTGCTTGGCTTCCCTTGGCTTCCCTTCCCTAATGCCCCCGTTGGCGGACGACGGCGGACGGCGGGTGCCATCGTCCGGACACGGGCTGACTGTGGCAATCTTCAAAGTGCCCCTATCTACCCGTTTTTGAAGGAAATCCGGGAGGTGGTCGGCCCAGTCATGGATCACCAAACGGTGGGTACCGCAGCGGTCGATCCACCCAGCATCGACCAGCGCCGACACCAGCTCGCCGGGCTCTCCGCGCCAGTCCATCTCGGCCTCGAGATCCATGTCCCCCCATCGTCCGACATCGCCGGACGGTGACTGCTCCATCGTGAAAAGCCATAGGAGCTCAAGAGTCCCGACCGTTTCAGCCCGGCTGAGGCCAGTCGCTTGCATGAGTCGGCGAAATTTAGGACTGCGCGTTGCGGTGAGCTTCATCGGTCGTGCCCCAAAAACAGAGCCGCCCGGCCGGGATTGCTCCAGACCGGGCGGGTACGTGACCAACGGATGCGAGGCCGAGGGTTCACGATATGAACTGTTTCAGGAACGCAGTTATCCATCAGAACTCCACGACCTCGCCCCCTCACCATACCCGAATCCGCCGCCCCATTCAACCCGCGCGAAGTTCGGCGACCCGCTCAATCAGCACCTCAGCCCGCCGAATGTACTCCCGTTCCATCATCTCGGGGTCCAGGTCGACAAAGTGTGTCCACATCGCGTAGTTCTTCGACCCGAACCACGCCGAGTCGCGATGGATCTGGCCCATGATGGCGTCGAGCTCGTTGCCGAACAGCGCCGCCTTTCGAGGCCTGCTCTTCGGGTGCGGGTCGAGCGCGCGAATACGGGTCACGTTGCGCTCCACGAAGCCCTCGGCGAGCCGAAGGCAGTTGAAGGCATCGCGGATCACCTCGTTGGCCAGCTCGTCGTAGAGGCCGCGGCGCGTGTGCTCGTGGCGATCGGCGCCGAAGGTGGAATCGACGGTTTCTGTCATCGGGTGCCCTACTTCATTGCGCTGCGCACAAGGAAGTCGTCCCCGGCGCACTCGAGCTGCTGAGCCAGCCGCATCGCCACCGCGGCAACTTGGATCGCTTCACGCTGGACTGAAAACCGCTTGTTGGCCCGAATCGCATCGAGCAGTTCGGCCACCTCCTCGGCGAGTACGCCATAAGCTTCGTGCGTCGACGTGAACCAGCCGTACTTGCGGGATGATTCGTCGGCTTCGTCTTGGATGGCCTTGGCGACGAGCTTGGCGTCCTTCTTCGTCATTAGAAAAGCCTCCCCTGCCCGCTGGCTACGGAAAGGTTCTCGCACGCCGCCTTGAAATAGCTGGGCTTCAGCTCGGCCCCGACGAATCGCCGACCGCAATCGAGAGATACGACGCCCTCTGATCCGATGCCGGCAAATGGCGAGAGCACGAGATCTCCGGGGTTGCTCCACAGCTTGAGCGCGCGGCGAATCACCTCGATCTGAAGCGGACAGATGTGCCGCTCGTCCTCGTGGTCGCGTGCGCTGCGGAATTGCAGCGTGTCGCTCGGGTTGATGTCCATCCAAACGGGCGATGCGTACCGCTGCCACAGCGACACAGGGAACTCTTCGGACGTGTGCGACACGCGCTCGAGGTTTTCGCCCGGCTTGCGCATCGTGACGAGGTAGTCCGGAATGCCCTGCCGAGAGAGGCACGAATCCTTCTTGATCTGCTTGTGGAGCAGTCCAAGCGCCTTCGTACGCTGCATCGCGGTAACGGGGTCCTTCCAGATGCACACCTGCGAATGCAGAATCCAGCCCGCATCCTCGAACGCGCGAATCAGCATCCCGCGAAAGTCCTTCAGCCCGATGAATCCGTCGCGGGCCTTTGACGAGGGAAGATCCATGCAGTGAAACGAAACGAGCCGGCCAGGCTTCGTCACCCGGTAAAGCTCCGGGATCAGGAATTTGAAGTGATCGAAGAATTCATCCTCATCGGTGCAGTTGCCCATGTCTCGAGCGTCGTCGGTGTAGGTGTAGAGCGACGCGAAGGGAGGGGAAAACACCGAGTACCCGATGCTCTCGTCGTCCATCTTCCGCAGCACCTCTACGCAATCGCCATGGTGCATCGTCCATCCGTCACCCGTCCGAACCGCGCCCGTTTCGATCGTGTCGAGCCGTTCCGATTGTCCGCCGATCTCTTCGATCATCGTTTCCCTCATCATGCCGACCATCTCGCGGGCCATCTCGTCCGCCGCGGCCTGCTTCTTTTGAATGTTTCGGAGTACCGCCGCCTCGATGTCGGTCGATACGATGTGCACTCGAACAGCCTCCTTCTGGCCGAACCTCCAGCACCTTCGCACCGTCTGATAGAACTGCTCCCACGAGTGGGACAGACCGACGTAGGCGATGTTGTGGCAATGCTGCCAGTTCATGCCGAAGCCAGCGATCTTCGGCTTGGTGACGAGGGCTCGATGCGTACCGTCCGAGAACCCAATCAGCCGAGAACGCTTATCGTCCTCTGAATCCGACCCAGCGACCTGAACGGCGCCCCGGATAGACTCGGTGAGCATGTCACCTTCGTCGTTAAGCTCGGCCCACACGAGCCAAGCCTCGTCGTCCGCATTCGCGAGCTCGGCCACCCGCTCGACTCGGCGGCTCATAGTCTTTTTTCGAGCCTGCCGCTGCGAGTTGATGTCGAGCACGGGAAGGGCAAAAAGCTCACCCTCCTGCACGATATCGGTCGTGATGTGATGCTCGATGAACTCGAGCGAAGGCAGGTTGAATCCCGCATCGTCGTATCCGATGTCGGACGGCTTCTGGATCATGACGGCCCACGACGCGACCCATGACCAGAAATCGCTCTTCGCGTGCCCCTTGAGTCGCCAGTCCTGCGTCTTAGCCGCATCGTGGACGAAGAAGCGGGCCAGCATCTCCATCGTCGACATCACGCCCAGAAACTCGGCATGATTGCCCAGCTCGGTGTGATCGTTCGGGGCCGGCGTCGCGGTACACGCCAGCCGGTACGGGATGCAGGCCGCACCCTCGATGATGGCAGTCCGGATCTTTCCAGTCTGGCTCTTGAGGATCGACGACTCGTCGAGCACGAGTCCGGCAAACAGGGAAAGGTCGAACCGGTGCAGCTGCTCGTAGTTCGTGATCGTGATGTGCCCGCACTGGCTGCCGTCCCGATTGACGGTCGCCTCGATCCCGAAGTTGGCAGCTTCCCGCGCGGTCTGCTCTGCCACAGCAAGCGGCGTCAGAATCAGGACGTTGCCGGGGATCTGCTCGGCCCACGCGAGCTGCTGGATCGTTTTCCCGAGTCCACAATCCTCAAAAAGCGCGGCGCGGCCCTTTCGGAGCGCCCACCGAACGATGGCCGCTTGCCACGGGAACAGGTTGGGATTCAGGTCTTTCGCCTCAAAACCCACTGAAGCGGCCCGCACCGCCTTTGCTTGAATAAAACTCGAATAGTCCACTTGCATCTCTCCTCCCATCATAGTTCCAAGTCCTCCCCTTCCGGGTCCCCGATCACCATCTTGACGCCAAGCGCCCTGAGCAGCGCATCGGCGTTGATGACGGACGGGATGTGCCCCTTGTACCAGGTGCTCACGTTCTGTTGACTGAGCCCCGCCTCGCGCCCGATCTCGGAATACGTCTTGCCCGAGCCCCGGATCGCGCGGCGGATGGCTTTCGTAAAGAGTGTCTTTCTCATGCCGGCATCGTAACCGGCCCGATCGAGCCCCGTCAACTATTTTTATTGGACCCGCATTTTTTAGTTGACTCGGCTTGCGAGGTGGCCGATAGTGGGCCTCGAAGGAGGACGCCATGTCCGCAAACACCGAACGCGAGATCCGACTGACCGAGATCCCCACCGAGCTGCGCAACCTGCGCGCTGAGATCGAGCGGTGGCGCGAGGCGCACGCCCTTGCCTTGACGCGAGCCGGCGAGCTCGAGCGCCAATTCAAGGCCGCCGTCGAGGCCCGCGACGCCGCCCGCAAGACAGTCGACGACCTCACCGACCACTGCGATGCGCAGGCCCGCAGGATCGCCTCCCTTGAGCTGGACTGCCAAGCGCACGTCACGGTTTCCGACGACTGGCGGCGCCGGGCGCAGGCCAACTTCAGCCGCGCCGACAAGCTGGCCGAGTGGATCGAGCAGCAGGCGAAAGACTGCGACTACAGCCCCTCCGACCTGTCGGACCTACTCCTCTCTGCGGGCGTCGAGTGCCGGTCCTGCGACGGTGCCGGCTTCATCCGCGACGAAGAGTTCATCGGCGATCCCGGCTCATGGACCGGCTACCGCACGCGCAACGTGACGGACGACTGCTCGGTGTGCCTCGGCGTGGGGAAGCTGCTCCGATGAAGCCCTACATCTGCGCCGTCTGCGACGAAATGCGCGATGCGCTCGACAGCCCTCCGACGCGACGCGAGTGCGACCACGAGCTCGTGTGCGAGGAGTGCGGCGAGGGGGGCGAGCAGTGAGCGGCATGTATCGTGATCGGGCTCATTGCTCGCTGTCGATAGGCGAGTGCGCCAACACCGCCTGCGATCGGTACGTCTCGGAGACGGTTCTGCGTCTCGCAAAGAAGGCCAAGCTGCCCATCGGTTGGGCGGACCTGAAGACGAGCAAGTGCGGTTATGTGCCGCGGGAGGGGGAGCGATGATCGGTGGAGCACCGCAGGCAGAGCGCGACGCGCGTCGCAGACAAGAGGTCCGCGAACAGCGCCGTTACGAGATCGCGCGGGATTGCTTCGCAGCGGAGCGCGCGGCGTTCAATGTGGCATCCGACATGGACTACAACGACAAGGCAGGGGCGCGCAACGCCGTCGAAGCCGCCGACGCGCTTCTCGCTGCGCTGGAGGGCAAGCGATGAACTTTCTCATCGGAATGAACGGCCTCGGAGTCGTCTCGATCATCATCGGCGGTGCTGTGCTCGGTTTCTCGGTGCTCGCCGCCTTCGGCGCGGGCCTCGGGATGATCCTCAACGGCCAGATCCGCCGCGAACAAGAAGAGCGCGAGAGCGAAGCCGTCGCCGAGGCGATCATGCGGCGCCAGTACCAGGCGAAGCCGCCTCCGCGACCGATCGGGCACGTCCGGCCGATGTCGCACGCCAGGCGGCTCGAGCTCGACCTCGACACGATGACGATCGACGACATCCGCCGCGCCATCGACAGTTTTTCGGAGCCGGGAGTTCCGGCACCGATGCCCGCCATGCCGATCAGATTGGGTGACGGCGAGGCGCATCCGTAAGCGCAGCGACAAATGCGTGGATGGCCCCGCCCGCCCACTACGGGACTCCAGGGGTGGAGGTCAACGGGCGGGGCTGGCTCGGACTTAGGAGAAGAGATGGACTCGATCGTGTTTGACTTGCCGATGAGTGACTACCGCGCCGCGGAAGGCGTATCGGCGACGACCCTGAAGAACATGCAGCGCAGCGCGGCCTACGCGCGTCTGTCGCCGTCGAAGGACAGCGAAGCGAAGGCGTGGGGCTCGGCGGTGCATACGGCGGTGCTGGAGCCCGAACAGCTCAAGATCCGCTACGGCATTGACCCGGAGCATCCCGACGGCGGCTACCCGAGCGGGTGGCGCAACACGAAGGACTACAAGGCGCAGGTCGCCGAGCACCTGAAGATGCGCGAGGGGCTGCTCACGCGCGAGGAGTGGGACGACATCGGTCGCATCGTCGAGAACGTGGCGGCCCACGAGATCGGCGCCCAGCTTTACGAGATCGAGGGGTTCCGTGAAGTGTCGATCTTCGCGCCGGACCAGGAGACGGGGCTCGTCCGCAAGGTCCGGCCTGACTGGCTCATCCCGAGCGCGCGGATGATCGTCGACGTGAAGACGTGCCGGGACCACCGGCCGGGTCCATTCGCGCGGGCGTGCCGGCAGTACGGCTACCACATCAGCGCCGCCTACTACCTCGACACGGCGAACGATGCGATCGAGGTCGAGCACTACGTCTTGCTGGCGATCAACTCGGAGGCGCCCTTCGAGGTCGCGGCCTACACGCTTGACAGGGACAGCATCGAGCAGGGAAGGAAGGAGTACCGCGAGGCGCTGGCGAAGTTCGCAGCGTGCAAGCGGGTGAACGATTGGCCGGGCGGGTCGGGCAAGATCGAAGAGATCCGCCTCCCCGACTGGTCGATCGACTACTACAAGAGCGAAGGAGTAGAAGGATGGTGATGGCAACTGCGACGGATACGAAGGCGGCCGAGATCGTGCCGACCGACAAGGAGCGCAACTTCGCGCTGGCGCAGCGTGAGGCGACGGCATTGGCGAACAGCTCGCTCGTGCCGAAGGAGTTCCAGGGCAACGTGGCGAACGCGCTGATCGCGCTCAACCTCGCACGACGCACGGGCTTCGACGCCCTGATGGTGATGCAGAACCTCGACGTGATCCACGGTCGCCCGAGCTTCCGCGCCACGTTCCTGATTGCCTGCGTCAACGCCTGCGGGCGGTTTACGCCGCTTCGGTACAAGGTCGAAGGGACGGGCGACGCGAAGACCTGCACGGCCTACGCCCACGACAAGGAGACGGGCGAGCTCGTGGATGGCCCGCCGGTCTCGATCAAGATGGCGAAGGACGAGGGCTGGTACGGGAAGAACGGGTCCAAGTGGAAGACCATGGAGGATCTGATGTTGCGATACCGGGCGGCTGCGTTCTTCGCGCGGACGGTCGCGCCCGAGGTGGCGCTCGGCATGATGACCTCGGACGAGATCGAGGACATGCGGACGCCGCGGAGCGAGAAGCCGACTGCCATGAGCGCATCGGAGGCGCTGGCCGCGGCTCGAGACGTGACGCCGCCGAAGCCCGAGGCCGAGCGCGTGGTGGATGAGGTCGACGCGGTGTTCGGTCTGGATGGCGAAGAGCCGGACACCTTCTAGTTACGAGGACCCTCCCGGGCTCCTTCCCGGGTGAGCGGCGGCATCCGGAACAAGACTGCGCGTGGCCCGGGAGGGGCATCCTTCGCGCGTAGTCGTCCGCCGCATAGGAGAGATGGATGAAGACGTTTTTGATCGTGTGCGTTGGTGCGTTGCTCGGAACCCTGCTCGTGATGGCTGCGCCGCCCGCTGCGGACTGCGCGACGTGCCCGTCCTTTACCTGTTACAACAGCGCCGGATGCGGCGGCGGGTGTGTGTGCCTTAAGCAGGGAATGGATCTGAGCGGGTCCTGCTACTCGACGAATCGGGGGGAGTGATGGACATCGAGATTCCCGACAACGAGGATGCGGCGCGTGTGTTGGACGTACTGTGCAGCACGCTTGCGCGGCAAGGCCAATATGCTGGCGCTGAGGGTTGTATTGGCGCCGCGCTCCGCCTCCGCGCAGACGCCGAAGAGATTGCACGACTCGAAGCCGAGATCGCCGAGCTGCGGGCGGATCTGGAGTGGCTAGCCACGTCCGGCTGGGGTGTCGTGATCGACCGAAGTGAGATCGTGAACGATGACTACAGCAAGTCGATCCCGTGCGACGGCACTCCCGCCGGCATTCTCGCCGCGCTGCGGCAGGCGGAGGAGACGACGCGATGACTAGGAAGCCGCGTGACTTGAGGATTGGAGGTTGCGCCACCCCCGTAGCTAAGTGTGGGAGGGTGGGGTTTTCCAGGAAGGGCCGGGGTCTGGTGCTGATCGACTCTGACGGATGGCTCTACAAGGAAGAAGCCCGCCAAGTCGTGGAGTGGTTGATTCGAGCGATCGAGTGGCAGGAAGAGGTCGACAGGATCGCGGAGGCGAAGGGCGATGAGTGAGCACACGCGCGAATACATCACCGCCGTACTGATCGGATCAGCGTGCGCAGCGGGCGTGCTGTGGGTGTTCCACGCGCTCGACGGGATCGTGCAAGGCTACCGATAGAGCGAGATTGCCACGTCGATCGACGCCACCTCGCGGATTAACTCCCGGCCGACGTACTCGGGAATGCGCCCCTCGTGGATCGCCTGCTCGATGTAGTTAGCGAGGTCGGGCGTCTCGCCCAGAGCCTCGAGCACGGGGTTGCCGTGAAAAGGATCGTCCGGCGTGAGTCCGCGCTCCGCCCTGCCCGCTGCCCACTTCGCCCGCCGCCGCTCGTCAAAGTCCATCAGCTACTCCATCGGGTAAGATCGTGAATCCAAGTGACCGTGATGGTCGAACGCATCCATCATCCGGCCGAACGTCGTCCAGAACTTCGGGCCGTGAAGGTGCCCCAGCCCCTTGTCCCACAGCTTGACGTGGGCCGCCTCGTGGATGCAAACCTCGACGGCCTCATTGACGCTGCGGCACATCTTCGCAGACAGGCTCACGGTCAGCCGCCCGTCGTTCTCGGTGACGCATCCCAGCACCTCGTCGCCGTCGATCGACTCGACGACCTCGAAGCGAAGATCGGCCGGGAGGGCGAACTCGTCTTTGAGCCACCGGAGCACCTGCACCGCCCGCTGCCATCGGTTCCGCGCGCGGGGCATCACCCACCTACGATCTGGGTTACGTCACCCATCATCGGACCCAGATGGGCCGAGTCGTCGACCGCTTCATCATCCCCGTGTGAATCGACGTGAAGAGTTGCGCGCCCTTCGGGAACACGCCCGGGTCCCACCCGTTCGACCCGCCGTACCCAGCCGTCCCCATCGCGGTCGGGTTCACCAACACGTCCCCGAGGTCGAGCAGCGTGTGGTGGTGGCCGAGGATGTAGAGGTTCGCCGGGTTGCTCTTGCGCCAATGCTTGTCGACCTTCTTGAGTAGCGGCACCGTCAGCCCGCCCACGCCATCCCCGCCCTTCACGGTGTCCCCGTGCGTGATGCAGATCGTGAAACCGGGCCAAATCTCGAGCCGCACGAAGTCCGTCTCGGGGGCGTAGAACTCGACCCGCCCCTCTCCGGCTTCTAGGTAGTGGTCGGCAAGGCGCAGGTACACGTCGTGCTCGTAGCTGTACCGCTGGTTCAGCCCGGGGGTTCGCTTGGCCGTCGTCCGTCCGTGATTCCCATCGACGCAGGGGATCAGAATCCGGGGGATGTCTGTCGCGAGCAGACTGTCGATGATGATCCGCTTCATCCGGTAGGCGAAGCGAGCCGCCTCTAGCGGCGTCATCGACGTAGTGCGCTCCTGCTTCAAATGGAGCTCGCCCTCGATCATGTCGCCCATGAGGGGCAGGACGAGGTGGGGGATGGTGGCGTCCATCGCCTGGATCTCGTAGAGCCGGATCAGCTTGCGAACGTAGGTGTGGACCTTCTCCTCGCTGATCTCTGGAGTCTGTTCGTTCCAGCCGCCGGTCTGGACCAGATTGAACGTCGCGTCGTAGTGCTCGTCGCTGTTCGGGGCAATCGGGATCTCGATGGAGTCCCGCGCCCGCTTCTTCACGGGCTTCACGACGGGTGGCTTGGCGATGGCTTGCCGAAGGGCGGCCCGGACCTCGTTGTGTTCCTCGAGTACGTCGACGGCGGCCTGCAACGCCTCGTTGTGCTGCCTCAGATGGTTGAGCGTCCGGGTGGAGGTCCGAAGGCGGCGCGCTTCGGAGAGCGCCCGCTGGCGACTCTCCTCGGCCCGCTCGGCCTCCTCCAGCATCTCAGCCGCGCTTTTGGTGCCGGGCACTTAATACGTTCCGAAGGTGAGAGGAACTGAACGGGAGCGGGCCGTAGTCCTTTACCCACCGGGCCTCGGCGGCGGACATCGGTAGCTTGGCCGCGTAGGCCCCGTCGAAGAACTCCCAGAACTTCTTTGCCCGCTTCGGGTCCGCCTCGATGTACTGATCCAGCTTGTCCCGCCGGGCGTGGGCGATGTCGGCCAGCATCTCTTCGACGGTGGACTGCTTCGGCACTACGCCACCCCCCAGATGATGAGCCCGACCGCCAGGCCGCCGAGCGCGGTGAACGCCATGTCAGCCGCCAGATCGCCCCAGGACGCGACGGGCCGCTGGTCGAACTCTCGGACGGTCCCGAGCCACAGCGCCGCGCACACGGCGCCCACGGCCGCGATAGGCACGGCTACGGCGGCAGCCGCGACGCCCCCGATGGCGACGTGCAGGAGTTGGTCGAGCCACCAGCGCCAGTCTTTCACGCGCTCAGACAGGGGCCTACTCATCGCCGCGGATCTCCCGCAAGTCTTCGGCGAAGACGTGCCCGATGACTCGGGCCACCCAGTCCTGCCCAGGACGCGCCGGCTCCTCGATCAGCCACTCGCTGATGTCCTGCGCCTCGACGGGATTGGGCGCCGGGCACTCGCTCCAGACGACCTGTCTAGTGACGCATCCGGCGAGCAATGCGCTGGAGGCGACGGCGCAGAATGCGAGCCGCCTCGGATCTCGACGCAGGAGGTTCAGTAGCCATCTCGACACGCTTCTCCGCCGCATCCGCGTCCTCCTCGGCTTGCTGGCGCTTCTCGCGCTCGGCGCCGTGGTCCTGAATCCGCTTCCACCCGACGCCGACGCCCACGAGGGCGACGATCAGGGCGACAAGCCCCTTGACCAGCTCGGTGGTCACTTCACCGCGGCCCGCAGCGTCGCCGCCGCGCCGAAGCCGAGGAAGCCCAGAATCGGGGTCGCCTGATCCTGCGTCAGAACGCCCGCGAAGACGAGGCCCTGCACGATGGCGCCCGCCGCCGCGAGGATGTAGGTCCGGTTGCCCTTAAACACGTCCAGAATCTTGTCCACGTCACACCCCCAGTAGCGCCCGGACATCGAGGCCCGGGCATTCGGTTGCCGTCTTCCCACCCGCCGCATCTCGGTGGCCACACACCACCAGGCCCGGCACGAGCTCGCAGGCCGCGTCGATGAATCGGGACAGGGCCTCGATCTGGGCCTCCGTCCAGCGCCGATCCTCGCGCGTGTTGTCCCCCATCACGCAGATCCCCCACGAGTCGTGGTTTGCACCTAGAGCGTGCGCGCCCTGCACCGTCAGCTCGCGGGTCGCGTGAAGCCTGGCCTGTCCGTCGATGACGCGGTGGTATCCGATGTCGGAGAACCCGCGCTCCCGATGCCACCCGCGAAGCGTTTCGACCGTCGTCTCGCGCGGGCTCGCCGAGTGGTGGATGATGAGGCGCTTGACGCTGGCTAAAGGCTTCACGGTGCACCCCCGAACGTGCGCGACAGCCAGCCCGCGATCCCGCCGAAGGCCGCAGCGACAGCCGCCTGAACGTACCCGTGCCGCTTCCCCGCGGCGCTCTTGACCTGCGCGTCAACCCGCTGGAACTCGCGCTCGTCCGCCTTTTCGTGCGCTCCGAACCGGGCCGAGAGGTCCGTCACCTGCGTCCCGAGGACGGTCATCGCGCCGCGCAGCTCCGAGGTGCTCTTCGTGAGCTGATCTCGAGACTCGCGCGCGTGCGATTCGATCCTCTCGTGGATGCGCTGGCGAGCCTCGTCGGCCTGCTCTTTGTGAGCGTTCAGCCGTGCGTCGACCGCGTTGCGCAGGTTCTCCCCGAGCGCGTAGATAGCCTGCATGGTGTCGGGATCAGCAGGCACGGCGCCGTCTCCCCAGCGCGCACAGCGCAAGCGCACCCGCCAACAGGCCGACAGACATCGGCTCCGGCACCGCGATCGCGTTGGAAACGGTGCCGTAGTTCTCCGGGTGCCCGAGCAGGTACTTGGCCCGAATCCACCCGCTCTCGACGTTCACCTTGGCCTGCTTGCAGCCTTCGGCCGGCGCCTCGTCGTAGTGGGCAACCCGCGTCCACGTCACACCATCGGCGCTCCACTCCATCTGGACGGGCTCCGAGCTGTAGAACTTCACGGTCTTCTCGGGCATCGTCGTCTCCTACGGCAGCGTGCAGGTCGTGCCTTCGTATCGGATCTGGGCGGGTAGCTTCCCGAGTGTTCCGCTGAAGTCGTCGTAATAGGCGCCCATCTCACCGAACTCCATTGCCTCGTTGCACCACCACTCAGGCTTCTCGCGCCAGAAGATCGACGTGGGCTCTTCGCCAACCTCAGCCGCCCAATTCACCTCTAGGCCAAGGTGGTTCTCTCCGTCCTCGGTCAGCAGGATGTCGGTGCGCGTCGTGGTGTTTCGCGTGTCGGGAATGCCGTCTGCGTTGCTGTCAACGCCGTCGATCAGGCCGTCGAGGTCGCAGCTTCCGCACTTGTTTCGGAACACGGCATTGTTGACCGTCTGATGCGGAGCGAGGCAGTTGTACGGGCTGGTGTCTGTGTTGTCACAGCCAGTCAGGCCGCGCGTTCCCGTTCCGTTGATGACCGCGCCGTGGCCCGCGTTGAGGAAGATCGACCAGTTTTCGTTCGCTGCGCCCTTCTGGTTGGCGCCTCTCTGGCCGCCCAATACGGCGCTGTGCCCGTAGTCCGGGAACACGGAACCGCCAATCGGCGCCGTCGTTGCTCCTCTGCTCGGTCTGCGATTCTTGTAGAAGACGAGATTTGAGCCTTCGCCGGCATCGTCGGGTGCGCGGTTCGACGTGTCCATGGTTACAATCGACGAGTCTTGGTCGTTCATCTCGTAGATGTTGCCGGGTGATCCAGCGTTGCCGTGATGAAACGGACCTCGGCTCTGACCGCTTTCGTCCGGCGGGTTTCGCAAATAGTTCGCCGCGTAAACACACCCTGTGCAGCCTTGCATAATCATGTGCTGTTCAGGGTTGATGAATACGTTGTTGTAGATTTGCACGTTCGACGCAAAGCCGTTTGCGTACATCGTGCCGCCGCCGAACTGGTCAAAGCGCGATGCCCATCCAGTCCCAACGGTCGTGTCGATATCAAACCCGCTGACCGTCCCGTCTACGTTGTCGAGGCGCACGACCCAATATCCCGGTGTTCCGGCGGTGAACGTGCCCGACGTACTGACGAACTGCTTGTCCTTGAACAGCGGCTCTCCGATTCCGTCCGTGATGTGCAGCCGCGTGTCGCCCGTGCTTGCCCAGATCGTATGGGCCGACAATCCGGCGACGTGGATCGTGACCGGGTTCGTCTTGTTGACTTGCAGGATCTTGCCGGACGCTTTCGCGTTCTCGACCCAGAAGTTTTCCCATGTCATCCCGGCGACCGTGATAGACCCCGCCTCTGCCCCAGTCCCACCGAACTCGACCGCACTCGGCGCTGCGGTTCCGGTGAACTTGCCGCCATAGATACCGCCTCCGTAGGCATTCAGGAATCGCATGACAGCGCCGCCGATCTTGAGATCCATCGTCCAGTTCAGATTCACGAACCAGACGTTTTCAGCGATCACCTCAGCCGTTCCCGTCGAGGCCGTCCCGTTGCCGCAGACGCCGGTCGCCACGATGTCGCAGCGCGACGAGCCCATGCGTTCGATCTGCACCATTTCCGGGTTTCCCTGTGAACCGGGCGAGCCGGGAATCCACGCGGTGGGTCTGTAGGTGTCAGTAAAGTTGGTCGCGGTACAACTGCTGGAATTGGTGCAGTTAGTGAACGTCGTCCCATCATTCTCACCCCACCAGTTTGCGTCCGGGTGAAGGTTGAACGGGGGCGGGTTCTCGACTTGGACTCGGTTGGTCCCAGGCGCACCAAGTAGGCCGCACAGCTCGCCAGACGTGTCGGAGGCAGGGCTCCGCACGCCCGAGCTGTCCTCGACGCAGGTCACGCGCGTCAGGTAGTTGTAGCCATCCGTTCCTTGCCCGGGGATTGGATCTGACTGGATGCGCACGATGTCGCCAGGACCCCACGCGCTCGCTCCTGAAATGGCGAGGCTGCACGTCAACTGGTAGACCCGCGCGCCGTACTCGTCGGTCGGCGTGATGTCGCACGTCGTGATGCCGGTGCGGCGGCTGTCGCCGACGTGGAACGAGCGCGTGCGGTGCTCGCCAGCAGACGAACCGGACAGATACCCGTCCGGGTGCATATTGCCCACCGCTACCGAGTCGGTGCGGATCACCTGATTAATCCCGCACACCGTATTCCCGGGCGGGCAGTAGAACTGCAAGTTGTCCGTGGTGTTCGGGATGGTAAACTCGGCGCCCGATCCGGCAGCCGTGACGTACCAGTTCACAGCGCATCCGGTCGGCAGAAGGATGACCGAGTTCTTCCGACCGCCGGCCAAGCTGAGGTGGGACTCGATCGTGTTCTGCAAGACGGAGTGGAGAGTTGCGCCGCTTCCTGTCGTAGCCGAGCACGTTGACGCCGACAGGTCGAGCGTGTTGGCGGGCAAGTAGATCGGGTCCGTGTGTGCCGGGGGCGGCCCGATGTATTTCGGCGCCACGATCCGCGTCGAGTAATCGAAGATCGACCCACCCGGCCCGAACGTCGTCGACTCCGCGAGCGTGACGAACGTGTCCGCCGGAGGCGTGCCGGTCGTCTGCCTGCCGCCCGAGATGAAGATCGGACCCACGAACGCGAGAACGAGAAGCGCGCGCAGCATCAGTCGGCACCCCCGTCAACCCAGGTTCCCGAGCGGCCGAGGTTGATCCATGTCGTCGTGTCAATCGCGAGCAGGCAGATGAAGTCGCCGAGGTTTCCGGCCGAGTCGATCGCGTCGGCCGTGCCCACCCCCACGCCGTCGAGCACGATCTGGTCGCCCGCCGCCGCGTCGAGCGTGATGACGCCACCGCCGTTCGCGTCGTAGAAGCAGGAAGACAGGCCAGGCTCAGCGCCTGGGAGCGTCACGTCGATTCCCGTGCCGCTCGTGTAGTAGTAGAACGTGCCGAGCATCTGGACATTCACAAGCGTTGCAGACGACGTTCCGACCGTCGTCACGGCCGTTGTAGCCTGAATGGTCCCAGTCGTCGCGAGGCTCTGAGTCCCCGAAAGCACCATGAAGTCGACATCGGTAGTCGCCGCGTTGATCTCCGCCGCCGTGTCCCACTCGGTATCGAGCGTCGCGCCTGAAGCCATCCGGGCCGTCGCCAGCGTGCCCGCCGTCGCCGTCGTGATGTCGAGCCCCGTCCCGATCTTCGACCCGGACAAGCTCCCGTCTGCGAGGTCCGCAAGGTCCGCGTCGTACGCCTGCACGGTCGAGCCGATGTCGGTATCGAGCACGATCTCCACGCTGTCGATCGTCGTCCCCGCAGTCAACGCACAGGGCGCCGAGGTACAGGTGTCGGTCGCGAGGATCGCATCAAGCCGGGCGTCGTTGTCGTCGATCGCCGTCTTCGCGGCGGTGAAGTTCGCGTTGACCTGCGACGCGACCGCAGTCGTCCCGGCCGTGAACGTGTTGGTGATCGTGTACGAACTGCCCCATGCCAATGAGGGCAGGAGCGCCAGAAGAAGAACCAAGCGAATCATGCTCACCCCCATTCGTCCGTGTCCCAGACAAGCGCGTCCCAATTCGTGTTGACCGTTTCCCCGGGCGTCTCACCGCAGCTCGGCCGCTGGACGCCATCCGATCCGAGCACCATCCCTGAGACGGTGCACCGCTGAATGAAGCCCTTCGAGTCCGCGTCGATGTCGATGTTGCCCACCACGTCGAGGTCCCGACCCTGGAACTCGTCCACGTCGTCAACCTCGAGGCCGTTCTGCGTCCCGTTGAAGTTGTTCCGGTGCGTTCGGACGTTGCGGACCCGCATCCCATCGACGCACGAGTCATCCGTGTTCGAGTTATAGGACGCCGTGATCTGTGCGATGTCGTAGGTCGAGTCCCCGAGCTCGATGCCAGCCGAGTTGGCCCGGGTCGTTCCGTTGCAGGCGCCCCGAACGATGTTGCGCGTCAGATCCACCCGCATGTCGTTGTAGGTCGTGCCGGCCAGCCCGATCTGGATGCCGGCGCCCCATGCGTTGTCGATCGTGTTGCCTTCGAGCCGGGTCGAAAACCGAGACGCCGCGTAGGTGTTCCCGTTGATGACCTGGATACCAATCCCCACGTTGTCGGATGTAGTGTTCGGGGTATAGGTGAAGCCGGTGTCCGTGATCGTGTTGCCGCTCGCCGTGCCATCGCCCTCGTTGAAGATGATTCCGGCGATGCCCGCCCCGTCGATGGTGTTGTTGTGAAACTGGCAGCGCCGCGAGTTCGTAAAGCACTCGATTCCGATCTTGGTCACGTCCGAGATGGTCGTGTTGACCACTGCCGAATCCGAACCGCCGGAGAGTTGCACGCCCTGAGCCGTCTTCGTGACCGAGTTGGTGGTCGCGTCCAGCGGGACGGCGAGCGGGGTACAGAGCGCGACCGTGCAACCGGCGCCCGTCACGGTCGAGTCCTGAACGGTGGACGCGAACGGATCGGTCAGCTGGATGCCCGTCGACACGGTGTTGCGGACCTGCACGCGCAGCAGGCAACTGCGAGTAGACCCCCCGAGAGTGTTCCGGGTGTAGAACCCGTTGGCGTCTGTCGAAGTCTGGCTGCCCGTGTCGCAGATGCCGTTGTTCGGCGTCGTGTCCGTGCAAGCGGTCCTGGCCCCCGTGGTCTGCTCCGATCGGCGACCGTCGAGAATCACGTCTTCCAGCCTGATTCGGGGCGTGATGTCCTTCGCGTGAATGATCGCAGCGTTGACGCCAATCTCGGCTTGCAGGATGGGCGGGTTGGACGGGTCGGACCCCCGGATGACCACCTCGCCGCTCGGCGACACCGAGGCCGTCTTGCTGTAGGTCGTAGTCAGCGCCGTGTCGCCGAAGATGACGTTGGTGTCCGTGTACGTCCCGGGCGCGAGCTCGAGGATGCAGCCCGACCCGCAGTTGGCCATCGCGACCGTATGCAGGTCCGATGCGCTCGTCACGTCGACCGGCGTGAAGGCCGGATCGTCCAGCGTCGAGCAGTCTACCCACGGGTCCTCGACGATGTCGGGATCGGGCGCAGACGGCCCCGCACGCGGGAAGCGCCCCTCGATCGCCGAGGCCGGAAGGGCCAGCAGCAGCGCGAGAAGGACGGCCAACCTCACGAGCACGACTCGCCGGCCGAGGGCGCCGCGGTGCCGTCGAAGTTGAGGCAGCCGCGGGCGTTCGCGCCGATGCCGGAGCCGCTTCCGACCGTGGCCGTGCAGGTGCCATACCCGGCCGGCGTGCCGCCCGCGTTGACGTTGCACCCGCAGTAGACGTGCGCCACGCCACCGCCGCCGCCCGAGCTTTCTGCGCTGTTGCCCATGAACGAGTTGAGCGCCAGCACGTCTTCGTGGGAGAAGTCGTCCGGCGTCAAGCCGGTTCGGTCATTCGGCGCAACGGTCGTATCCGTGTCGATCGCCGCGAACAGGCAGGCGTCATAGGCGCTCTTCGTCGCCTTGATTCGGCCATTGGTGAAGTGATTCCGCACGATCGAGGCCGACTTCGGCGAGGCAATCGTGGGGCTCGTGTTCAGAGCGATGGCCGCGGTCACGTTACCGGCCAACTGCTGCGCCATCCTGACGCCAGTCGTGTCGAATCCGTCGATCACGTTCTGCTCGATCGGTACCGTCGTATCCGCGCAGTCGAACCACGCGACCGTCCCGTTACGAGACAGCGATACGCTCGACCCGATGCCTAGCGTCCCTTCGATCGTCAGGTTGCGGATCGTGTTTCGACGCGCGCCGCAGGTG